TCGTGTTCGTGGTACCCTTCACAACCTAAAGTCTTTGCGCTCGCTAAGGCTTCTTCTATGGTGTCAAAAACAGGCTTTCCATCAATCATACCAACCTTCGCAAAGTCTTCTCTAACTTCAACATCTGCTAATGGTTTTAATCCTACCTCCTCCCTAATTTCGTCCTCAGTCATAACTCCTTTTAAATCTTCTGAAGTAAATTCTACTGTTATTGGTTTAAGCTGAACGAACTTAACTTCTAAGTCCATATTGTTTACAGAAAATATAGTCTGTAAAGTGTTTAAGATGTGTAATTGGAAAGGTTTTACTACTGTATTTAAATAGAAATTTCCTGCTGCGTTAAGTTCATCTACATTTGATCCCAGTCCTGTATCTGATTTAATACCCATAAGCATAGGACTCGTTACTCTGTGCCCTGTAAGTATGTTTTGAACCAAAAGCTCTTGTAGTGCCAGATACTGCTTATCTGCGTCTGAAACGCTTATAGGAGTTATTTCTGGTACTCTAGTTCGGTCGTCGGAGAAAGTCAAAATAAATTTACCCGAATTAGAGGCGCCCGTGAATTTCTCTGTAAGACTTTGTTCTATCTGATGTCTTTCTTCCTGTGTTGGTACTCCATTAGCGAAGCTGACAAAATAAGATCCTGAGAATCCATTCTCTATATTGTTAAGGTGGAACTCAGCTACCTTTTGATCTACTAATGCCCAATTGTTTGCAGCTATGTAATCAGGGGTATAATAAACATCCATATTTGGACTATAAGAGCCTGTATATAATAATTGACTTCCTGCTGTTCTATCATTAACATTAAAGACTGAAACTGGATAAGGCTTGTTAGATCTTACGTTTGACCAATCTGCACTTATAAAGTATGTATCAACTTTTCCAAATTCATTTGGTTTTCCTGCTCTAACTCGTTCCACTGGCACGTGATACACTTCAGCTATTTCTGTGCGTTCTCTATTCCAAACAATGTGCAAAGCGTAAGCACCCTGAAGTTTAAAATCAAAAGCAACTTTCTTAATTACTTGGTGTAAACTTTCATTGCTATTTGCGTGCCTTAGAAACTTTTTAAGTTTTACATAAGATTCTAAATTAGTATCTTCATCGCTTGCCACTAAGTCTTCTCCTCCAATCATTTCAGCAGTTGCATTTACAATCGCAGCGTGCGTACTTGAATTATAATACAAATCAATTAAAAATTGAGGATACAAGTTTTTCCAATCATCAGTTCCGTACTCTATATAATCTCTTCCTCTGACTTCTTGGACTATTGGTGCTGTTGATGTTTGTAAATTTACTGAAAGTATATTGTGCATATTGTTTTTTTATTGTCCGTAATAAATATAATTAGTTTCGTCTGGTTCTGCGTGTTGAGTATATTGAACTTGCTCTGTTCCTGATCTTTCTGTTAAGTTTAAAATTCCTTTAGTAACTATTCCTTGAACTACTCCGTGAGAACTAGATACAGGTAATACATTTGTTTCATTAGCAGGCGCTTTTCCGAAAACAACTTCTACAGTTCCTGTCCAACTTACTTCATAAACTTCATATTTCCAATGACCTGAAGGTAAAAGCTTTACCTGACCAGAATAAACATTAGGGTTTATAGTGTAAACAAAATTCATTTCTGTGAATCTAGGTTTAATACCATTAGTTAGTTGAGGATAAGAATAAGCAATAGAACCATCAAGGTCATTAATCAACTTTACTAAGAATCTAATCTGAGTAGAAGCGACTGACGTATCAATTCTATTATCTTCAGTTGATATATTTGCATTAAATCCTGTTTCTGTAATTGCTTGTATCATACTATATAATAGAAAAAGTCTGTTTCTGTTTGGTTAATAAAGGAAAAAGGAAGCCTAAGCCTCCTAATTCCTATAACGAACGCTAGATTTCTCTATATACAGTCGAACTGCACCACCCTCGTTAAACTTAAAAAGAAAAGGGTTGTAATTAAACAACCCCATTCAAGAATTATAATAAAAGAATACTAATTAAGAAGTTACTATTGTTCCAAAATTAAACGCTGCATTTGTGAAAGGTCCTGTTGCTATTGGATAGTCTGCTACCATTGGAAAAGGTTCTGCTTCTATTCCGTCAAAGGTCAATGTATATCCTCCTCTGTCTCCCCAGGCTGCGCCAGAATCCATAGTACCTGCATTAAGCTCCATACCATTAGTTACTCCTAAAGCAACAATTACGTCTGTTCCTGAAGGTAATGTAGCATTTAATTGTGCAAAGCAAACAAGTTTAGTAGCGCCTAATAATTTAATTTGGTTTTGGTCTTCCTTGGTTAAACGGTTAAGAATAACGCTTAAAGAAGGAGTATAGTAAATAGTGCCATTTTCCCTAGAACCTACGATAGTATCTGTTAAACTAGCTACGCCTAAAGGCATAGTATATCTATATAAGTCATTAGAACCCATTTCTAGGTCTGTAACTTCTCCTGCTGTTACAGGAAGTCCTGTTGTTTCTATTGGTGCTGTAAATTGGTCGTAAACTCCGAAATAAACAAATTTTATTCCTCCACTGATTCTATTGCAGTCGAGTCCCCTTCCCTTGGTTAGTGCTGTACAAGCCATTTTATTTTTTTTTTTAGGTTAAGGGTGGAAGGGTTTTACCCCCTCCATCCGTATTATTTATTTATTAAGATACAAGTACAATATCAGCTCCTACTCCTGTTTGTGTTCCTGCTGAGTAACGAGCTACCAATCTCATATTATCACTTCCGTCTAACTGAGCCATATCCATTAATTGTATTCTAGTAGCATCACTTAAAAGGTCAGTTCCAAAGAACATATTTGATTTTTCAGCTACTACGATTGCAGCATTTTGTAATCCATTACAAACAGCAACTTTAATTCCATTAAATACAGGAACATAATCACCCTGCATATTGTAAGCATTTAAGTAACCTAAAGTAGATACTGCCTGAATATATAAGTGGTAATTCTTTTGGTTTAAGTAGATATGTAAATCATCTTTTCCAATAATTGAAGCGGGAGTTGCATCAATAGCTGCTTGCATATCAGCAATAATTGTAGCAATAACGGGAGCAACACCTGCACCTCCTGTCAAAACTGCTTGTACAACTGTTGCATCATTACCTGCTCTTAACCATCCTGCTGCACCTGCTCCTGTGAATCCAATAAAGTTTCCACCAGTATTAGCGATACCTGCCCAAATGTCGTTTTCAGTTTGATTTGCTATAATGTCTCCCATATAAGAGATAACGTAATCATCAAAAGATGCTGGAGGTGGTGCGCCTGCACCTGCTCTCATCTGTAAAGCTTCCCAAGAATCTAGTAAAGTAGACTTACACAAGTCTAAGTTTATCATTAGATTAGCTGGCTCTAATATTTTCTCGGTCAAAGCAAGTGTTCCTGCTGTTACAAAGTCACATCCTGCTGCTGTAATTAATCCATTCCCTGCTCCATCAGCAGTTCCTGCCATTTTTTGTATATTAGATTTAAACTTGATATTTTCTATCATTGTAAGATAGTCAAGTGAAGATGCTGATTGAAGTGCTGCTGAGATGTAAAATCCAGCTGCCTTCCCTGCGAAATTGCTTGTCGTAGTAAACGCCATTTTTTTTGGTTTTTTTAGTTATTATTTATATAAGTTATGTAAAAACTTCTCGTTCTTACTCATTTTATTGTAGTCTAATTTAGATACAGGTTTTCTTTCTGAGCTAAATTTATTTGTATCTAAAGGAGCTGATGCAGGTGATTCTGCTAATTCAGTTTTTAATTTTTCGTTTTCTGCTTTTAATTCTTCTAATGAAAATTCCTTTACTTCTTTTGTTGTAATAGTTTTAGGATTTTTAGAAGGCTCTTCAGTTTCAACTGCCATTTCTTCAACCTCATCATCACCACCTTCTTTAGCTTTTTTAAGGTCAGCCACGGCATCTTCCAAGTTCTGGATTCTTTTTTCCATACCCTCCCAATCAGCAACGTCAGCATATTTTTTTTCTTCTTCTTCTTCAGCCATTTCTTCTTCAACAACTTCTTCTTCAGATTCCGATTCCATAACTTCAGAAACAATACCTTCCTCCTCAACTCTGAAAGATACTCCTGTATCAGTCTTGTAAGTGCCTACAGGTAATAAAATTGTCGTTCCATCTTCAGTAAGAACTGAAATATCTACTCCTGCTTCTAATTCTTCAGCTGTTGAAACGAAAATAGTTCCGTCTTCTGACTTCGCTTGCCAAGCAAGTGATACTTCTTCGCCTTTATCAAGACCAAGTGCTACCAATATTTGATTTTTTAAATCCATAGTTTTGTTTTAAGTTCTGTTATATAATAGAATAGTTGTTATTTTGTTTGATTTTAGAAATTGTATTGTTTTCTATAAGTTAAAAATAAATCTTCTGCTCTCTTAAGTCCTTTATATCCACCTATAGTAGTAGGTTTTATACCTAAACTTTTTGCAGCTTCATCTATTCTATTTAAGATTGTTTGACCTTTTTTAAAAGCGCTAATAGCTGAATCACCTTGTCCTTCTATTACTTTAGCTAATTTTAACATAGCTTCTCCATTTTTTTTAATAAGCTTTAATTCATCTAATTGAACATCTGCTAATTTAGTAGCATCTTCAACCAATCCTAATTCTATTTTATTAGTTGTAAATTCATTTTTAGATTCTTTTACTAGCTTATTTAAAGCATTTAAGATTTGTTCTGTTGTTGGTTGTTTTTTATTCATTTGTTCAAATTTATTAGTAAAGTAGCCTTCTATAGAAAGACCTTTTAATTCTCCTGCTTTTATCTTTTGCCACAGCTCGTCATTCTCAATCTTCATTTTAACAAACCAAGTTCCATTAGGTAAGTCGTAGCCGTATAACTTAGACTTATCACTATCTCCTTCCTTAATC